GGCAGTCTGTCTGACGAAGAAATACTTGCACGACAACAAAAAGCTGCACAAGCAAGTGCTATCAATCAGGCCACACTCAACAGTGTGTACAAAAAACAAGGCAGTGCAGATTGGCGACTGCGACTGCAGTTGGCACCCACGTCCAACTATCTGTACAATGCCAGTCCTCCAGGAATACTAGGCCCACTAGCATCAACCAATGGTGTGATATTTCCCTACACACCCCAAATCAACACCACGTACCGGGCCAACTACGAGCAGTATGATCTTGTGCACTCAAACTATCGAGGCGTGTACTACAAGAACAGCCGAGTGGACGATCTAAATATTAAAGGCATATTCACTGCACAAGACACTCGCGAAGCTGACTACCTGCTGGCAGTGATTCACTTTTTTCGCAGCGTGACCAAGATGTTCTACGGCAAAGACGAACAACGAGGTTCGCCACCACCTCTGGTGTATCTCAGCGGATTTGGAATGAATCAATTTTATGGACACCCGTGTGTGGTTACCTCATTTCAATACAACCTGCCTGACGGCGTGGACTATATACGTGCTAGCAGTGTCAACAACTACGGAACAGATCTACTGAGTCGTCGTACTCCTGGCAAAGCAGCAGGAGCAGCTGGTCTTGGAGCCACAGGTAATCGTATTTTAAATGCCGGCCTAGAAAGATTTTTTCCAGCAACAAAACCTGCCCCTGACCCTGTGGTGGCCAGTGTAAACAACCAACAACTGGCCAATTATGTACCTACCAAAATGGATATTGACATCACATTAATACCTGTGCAAACACGCAGCCAGGTCAGCAAGCAGTTCAGTCTCAAAGGGTTTGCCAATGGTGACCTAATCAAAGGAGGATTCTGGTAATGGCACAGTATGACGCAACAAGTCCCTACTTTGAAACAGGGTACAGTCAGTTTTTCTTGGACAGTATGGTCAATCGACCCATACCTCGAGAAGACGATGACATTTCTTTTGTGATAAATCTCACATATCAATATCGCCCTGATCTTTTGGCATTTGACCTGTACGGCACTGGCGCTTTGTGGTGGGTGTTTTATCAACGCAATCCCAACACACTCACAACACCTGTGTTGGATTTTGCGGTGGGAACACAGATATTTTTACCTAAAATTGCTACCTTGCGATCAGCACTGGGATTCTAACATATGGCTACAGTTGCAGAACTACAGGCTAGATTAGCTAGCCTAGAACGTTTGATAGACGCCAACCAGGTCAAGGTGGCAGCACTAACACGAGAACAAGAAAGTATACAACAACAACGACGAAAGTTGTTTGCCGGCGGCGACACAGCAGGTGCGGCTGTTTTACGAGCTCAAGAAAATGCCATTGATAACCAGATTGCAGATTTGCAAAGTCAATACCAAGACGAAGCAGCAACACTACGCCGAGAAATTGCAGGACTAGAAGCGCAACAAACAAATGCATCTACGCCGCAACCAGCCCCGCCAGCTACAGCAGCGGAAACTGTCAAAGATGATGCTCCGTCGGGCCCTACTGCACAACCTGAGCAAAAAGTTGGACCCAATGGACGAGTCACAGATGTGCCACCCAACACAGCACCAACCAACGCTGAAGTTGTTCCCACCCAACAAAATTCTCAAGGCACCACTTCTGGCACTGACGCACCAGTAAAACCTGTTGAGCAAACACAGGCCATCAACACAGACAGCAACAGCGGTCAAGCATTACGAGCACCAGCAGTTGGTGCTGGAGCCGAAGGCACAGCAGGCGAAGCCGAGGCTGCGGCTGCTGTGGTCAAACCTGGTACAGCATCTCAATCCGACGACAATACTCCTGCAGGTTCACCGCAGACTGCAGTCAATGCTGAAGAACAAACAGGTCCCAATGTCAAGCCCAGACCCAATGTGCTGGATCAATACGCCAGCTACACATACTCGGCATCTGTATATCTAATGACCGAAACACAGTATTCAAAACTGTTGACCAGCATGAACAAAAGCATTGACGGTTATCAGTTGTTGTTTCAAAGTGGCGGAGCTGCCAACAACGTGGGAGGCATTCGACCGCCCAACAACATCGACGCAGGATTTGGTGTAGGCAACAGTGAGTTTGGTGGAGATGCTGCCTACGCCGGACCCGATGGTGGCCGCAACCCTTTCTTTGACAATGACTTTTACATTGACAGTATTTCTATTGAAAATCTTCCGCCAGGCAAAGGAACAGGAGCAGCTCATGCCATTACCAATATGAAATTCACTGTGATTGAACCCAACGGTATCACCTTGATAGATCGCTTGAGAGATGCAGTGGCCAACTCAGCGCCTCAAGATGTCACTGGCAAGGTCAATTACAGTGTGGCTACTTTTCTCATGGTCTTGCGATTTTATGGCTACGATTCACAAGGCAATCTTGAACAGGTGCGCAGCAAGCCCGACCAGGAAGGCACCAGTGATCCCTCAGCTATAGTTGAGAAATTTTTTCCTTTTAGAATTAAAGAAATCAAATGGAGCGTAGGCACCAAGCTGGTCAGTTACGAATGGGTATGTGGGCCGGTAGGACAACGAATAGGTGGCTATTCATCACGAGGTACCATTCCCTACGACGTGCAACTGACAGACAGCACCGTGGGAGGACTGCTGGGAGGAGATGTTAAATATTCCAACACCACTACTACTGCAACCAACCCAGGAGCAGCCACAACATTTGGCACACGCGATGATGTTAGACAAGGTCGAGGATTTAACCGCGCCAGTCCAGCGCCCGCCCCTGCTCCGTCCAAGGCCAATGCTGCTCCAACAAATAAAACAACTATTACCAAAGGCCTGGCAGGAGCCATGAATGAATTCCAGGCCAAACTGGTCAAAGACGGGGTGTTTACCTATGCTGACGAGTACGTGATAGAATTTATTGGGCCAGATGCCAACAAGATTCGCGATGCTAAATTGCAGTTGCCCAATACCAAAGTAGTAAAGCGGCTCACAGCCGCTGGCAAAGCATCAACTCAAGACCCACAGTCTCTAGACCAGGCCAAAACTTCTGTGGACATGATATCCAGAAGTTTCAGTATTACTGCTGGTCAACAACTGTTGCAGGCAATTGAACTGTCCATACGTAACAGCAGTTATATCTATGATCAAGCAGCAGTGATCATCAATGCTGATGGTTCACAAGTGCCCAATCCTAACTCTCGTAATCAACCTCTGAAGTGGTTTGTGATCACCATGACCGCAGAAGCCATCAGCGATTTAGACCCCAAAAGAAATGACAGGGCCTACCGTATCACCTATAGTATTGCTGCTAGAGAAGTAAAAAATGTAACCAGTAAATATTTTCCAGTCAGTAGATTTTCTGGAGTTCACAAAAGTTATCCGTACTGGTTTACCGGTCAAAACACAGCGGTGTTGGAATATCAAGAAAATATGAATCATCTGTATCAGTTGACCGTGAGTGGCAGCGAAACAGAAGCTAGCGCAATTTCTAAAATTCGGCAAAACTCAACATCCAGCATGGCTGAAATCATAACCTACAATTATGCTCCTCGCAGTACAGAATCCAGTTCAGGAGCATCAGGCAAACAAAACGAACTGGGAGCCAATGCTGCTGAAGTGTTGTACTCTACAACCGAACTGGCCAACAGCAAAATAAAAATAGTTGGAGATCCTGCCTGGATCATGCAAGGCACTGATTTTAGAAAACCAACAGATGAATATTTCAGCGGGGAAAGTTTGAGTTCAGGATTTTTACCTGATGGCAGCATTGCATTTGACAATCAAGATATACTGTATGAAGTTGCCTGGCAGCGTCCTGAAGATTATGATCTTGACACAGGCCTAGCCGATCCCTACAGCCAGACACAAAAAAAATACAACAATCGAACAGCACTACAGAGTCGAGTGTATGTGTGCAAGGGAGTGGTCAGTGAATTCAACAAGGGAAGGTTTGAACAAACTCTAGACGGAGTACTTTATCAATTTCCAACTCCTAAGAAAACCAATACTGCTAATCCTGCAGCAGCAGCAGCAGCAAATTCAACTGCTGATCAATCTCGTGCTACTGATCCAAGATTTGGAACCAGAGACGACCCTCGTCAGGGTCGCGGATTCAACCGAGTCGCACCAGAGTCAGGTGGCGGACGTGGATCTGCTGGTTTTAATGAAATTGATCCTCGTCGCCTGGATCGCGGCGACGGAGGCAAAGCAGCCATACTAGGCGCACAATCAGCATCAAATTCACGACGAGCACCGCCACCTGGCGAACTTGGCAGTGGAACTTTTGCCACACCTGGTGGATCAGGTGTGCAATCTCAACAATTAGGCGCTGGCACATTTAATATTCAAAATGCTCCACCTCCGGGTGCACCTACCAGTGGCACAGGAGGCTCAGTATCCAATGTGCCGGTCAATCTACCTTCAGGGCCGCCAACACTGCCATCTGCTGCAGCAGGACAAAACACTCTAACAGCAGAACAACGTCGTGAAGTAAACCGTCGAGCTATTGAGCAAACCAATCGTGAGCTGGCTGAAGAGTACGAACCATTGGTGGCCAGCGGCGCTCCGGTAAGTAGTAGTGTGCCTACAAATCAAAAAATTGCTAAAGATTATTAAGGAACATCAATGACAGAAAACGTACAGCGCAGTAGAGGCCGTCCCAAGAACTACAAACTAGACAGGGGCGGCGTACCTGCGGAATTTGGTCCGTTCACTGGCATTGTAATGAGTTCGGTGGATCCCACCCGTGCTGGCCGACTGCGAGTATTTATCGAAGCGTTTGCTGATGGCGGTCCAGATGCCATGCAGGACGAATCCAAATGGACCACTGTGAGCTACATGCCGTCATTTTTTGGTTCTACTCCGGTCAACACTGCCACAGGTATCAACAACGAAATTGGCAAGTATCCAGGAAATGCCAACAGCTATGGCATGTGGTTTACACCTCCTGATACTGGTGTCACAGTGGTGTGTATATTTGTCAACGGTGATCGCAGTCAAGGCTACTACATTGGCGTCATACCTGAAGACGGATTAGGCAGTCAGGTGCCAGCTGGCGCTGCTTCCAGCACAAGTTTTACTTTTGATAACAAAAATCAAGAAACTTATTTTGCCACAGCCACTCGCTTGCCGGTGTCTGAAATCAACATCAACAACGAAGCCATCTTTAACAATCCTCGATTTTATGACAGCTCAAAACCTGTGCACAGCTACGTGGCACAAGGACTATTTCAACAAGGCCTGATTGACGATATTGAACGCGGCACTATTACCAGCAGCAGTCAGCGAGAAACTCCCAGTTCAGTGTTTGGTATATCAACTCCGGGCTTGCCTATTTTTCAGGGTGGCATGAAACCCAATGACATACGAAAGAAACTCAGTGAAGGATCAATAAAACCTGCTGATGCTCGAGTAATTGGACGTGTGGGTGGTCACAGTCTTGTGATGGACGACGGTAACCTAGAAGGCGACAACGCCATGATTCGATTGAGGACCACCAAAGGTCATCAGATCACCATGAGTGATACCGGCAATTTTTTCTACATTATTCATGCCAACGGACAAACCTGGTTGGAGTTTGGTGTGGAAGGCACAGTGGATGTGTTTAGTACCAACAGCATCAACTTGAGAACCAATGGTGACATCAACCTGCATGCTGATCGTGATATCAACATGTTTGCTGGCCGCAATCTCAAAATGAAAAGCAAAGAAGCCATGGAAATTGAAAGTGCAACCACTCTTGTGATACAGGCACAGACTGAACTGACCATGTACAGCAAAACCACAATAGGTGTAAAATCAGATGGCACCTTGGCTCTGGACAGCAAAGGTGGCAGCTGGAACGGGGGCCAGAGTCTTACTTACACAGCAGGCTTGATTGATCTCAATGGTTCAGCAGCACCTACAGTAAAAACTCCCAATCCTATTGTCAAGACCAAATTGGATGACACAAAATTCAGCACCAGTAAAGGTTGGCAAAAAGAAATTGCCAACCTGGAAAGTGTTTGCAGCCGTGCGGCCAGTCACGAACCATATCCCTATCACAACCTTGGCGTGGACGTAGAAAAATCATTTGAATCTGGAGCACCAACACCGCCACCGGGTGCAGAACCAGTTCCGGCCGGCGTAGAAATTGTGGCAAAATAACATGGCAATTTTTAGTTTTACACTACCCAATGGCCAACCTTTTGAAGTCAAAGGTCCTCCTGGCCTAAGCCTGGACCAGGCCAAAGCCATATTTGACAAACAGGCCGCCACTGGCAGTTTGGTTGGGCTAAAGCCAGGCATGTCTCTCAGTGCTGCTACACAAGCAGCGCAAGGATTACCAAGTGCACAATCATTATTGAGCCAGGCACAATCCAGTATCACTGGAGCATTGGGAGCAGGAGTGCCAGGAGCCACTGCGGCCATAGGCTCAGTCAGCTCTGCACTAGGAGCTGCAGGAGGAGCAATTAATGGAAGTCTGTCAGGAGTAGCAGCAGGATTAACTGGTGCTGTGGGTGCCGCAGTGTCTGCATCAGGAGCAGCGTCAATCGTAACTGGAGGAGCCGCCACTGCTATCAGTACAATAAATCAAACAATTGCCGGTATTCCGTTGACCAACGAAATTAACATCACTGATTTTGCAAAACAAATACCCGCAGTGACATCAATAGGACCGTTGACAACAGCAGATGTTACCAGCGTAATGGCCCAGGCCAAAAAACTAGTGGATCAAACAGGAACTATTGTAACTGATGCCAAAGGGCTTGGAGAGTTTGGACTTTCTCCAGCACAGTTAGAATCAGCTGGAATATTAAAACCAGGCATGGCTAAATTTGTCACAAACGGAGAATCAACTGTGACAAATCTTCTCAAAAGTCCTGCTGCGTTCACTGGCAAAGACAGCATCAACAGTGCTCAAGACCTTTTGAATAATCTTCCCAAGCAAGGATTAATACAGCAAGACCTAATGAAAAAAGGCCTAGACACACTCAACGCATCCGGTATTCCTGTTGATCTATTGGGACCAGCAGGCGCAGCAGGTGCAGCATTGAACTCAGCAATTGACCCTGCGGCTGCTGCTGCATTTCTTAAAAAAATACCTGGTGTTGATGCTGACCTCGCAGACAAATTCCTTACCAACACAAGAGATGGTGCTTTTGCAGCCGAACTGGTGGAAAAAATTCCAGAACTGTTCAAGGCTGAAATTGTGCCAGTGCCGGCCGCAAACACAGTCGATCGAGACACAGTTGACGCTGCAGTGACCAGAGTACTTGGCAACCCCAAGATACCTGAACCCAACTATGGTCCACCTGCGCCTGATCCAGCTGCAGATAGCTTGGCAACTGAAGAAATAAAACGTCTTTCTGCTGAGCTAACTGATTTGATAGCATCAACAACTCAAGGACTTGACACGTTGAATTCAAATATAGCAGCCCTTGAAACACGGCAAACTATTACTGATGCTCAGTGGGAAGCTCTCAATGCTCAAAGAACAGCATTAGGCACCGCACCATTGATTATTAGACGCCGCGCCGCTCTTACTGAAACATTTAACACTGCATCTATTGAAGTTAAAAATGCATATGCTTTGGTGTTTAGAAGAATACAGTCAGGCATTGAAGAATTAGCAGATAATGCAATTGCGACCAAGAATCGAGTAAACGAATTGGCCAAAAAGAGACAAGGGCCGCCTGACAATCAAGGTTAATAAATAACTATATGGCACAAACATTCATTGGATTTAACACACAGGGTCAGTTCAAAAAATTTACCCTGACCGGATTTGAATTGATCAAGCGTGATCTCTTGAATGGATTCAACATACGCCAAGGACAGTTGCCCGGCAAGCCAGCTTATGGTACTGTGATTTGGGATTTTTTGTTTGAACCCCAACTGGAACTAGTACTACGAGAAATTGAACGAGAAGTGCAGCGTGTGGCCGGCCAAGATCCTCGAATTTTTATCAACAGCACACAAGCATTTCCGTCAGGTAACGGTATTCTGATTCAGATTGAATTAGAAGTGGTGCCCAGCACAGATGCTGAGCGTCTTTCTATATTTTTTGATCTAGAGCAACGCAACGCCACCTATGTATAACTGAGCCGTTTTTAGTCTCGATAAATAAACTACGAGGCTCACAAGAATGGCAACAACCACAAGACAAACAGCAATTTTCGGAGTTGAAGACTGGAAACAGATCTATCAAACCTATCGCGAAGCAGACTTTCAAAGCTATGACTTTGAAACTCTACGCAAAAGTTTCGTGGATTACTTGCGCCTGTACTATCCCGAAACATTCAATGACTACATTGAATCTAGTGAATACATTGCGCTGTTGGATGTGATTGCGTTCATGGGGCAGGCCCTGGCCTTTCGTACTGACCTCAACACACGTGAAAACTACCTGGACACAGCTGAGCGTCGTGACTCAGTGGTGCGCCTGGCTAATTTGGTCAGCTACACTGCCAAACGCAACACAGCAGCGCAGGGCCTACTCAAGGTATTTTCTGTGACCACAACAGAAAATGTCGTGGACTATCAAGGGGTTAATCTTTCCAACTTCACAGTAAACTGGGCTGATCCCACCAACCCCGACTGGCAAGAACAATTTACTGCTATTCTCAATGCTAGTCTTGTGGATTCACAGCGTGTGGGACGCCCTGGAAACCGCAACACTATTTTGGGTGTACGCACTGACGAATATGCCATAAACCTGGTGCCAGGATTTTTGCCAGTCGTGCCTTACACAGCCACAGTAGACGGCGTGAACATGCCATTTGAAGCACTGACTTCAACTTCTGTGGGTGAAGATTATCTGTACGAACCAGCCCCGCAAGCCAATCAACCTTTCAACATCTTGTTTCGCAATGACAGCCTGGGTTTTCAAAGTGCCAACACAGGATACTTTTTTATGTTCAAGCAAGGCGTGTTGCAAAACCAGGACTTTAACTTGGCCGAGCGCATCAGCAACCGCACAGTCAACATCAACATTGAAGGCGTCAACAATGAAGACTACTGGTTGTTTCAATTGGACACAGTGGGCAACATCAATCGCGAATGGGCTTATTCTGAAAACATTTATTCTGCAGCAGCTGAACAGTTGGGAACAACTTTAAGACCCATTTATACTTTAAATTCAAGAACCAATGATCAGATCACCATGGTGTTTGGTGACGGCGTGTTTTCTGAAATCCCTGTGGGCACATTCCGTGCGTATGTTCGCGCAAGCAATGGTCTACAATACATCATCAACCCTGAAGAAATGCAGGCAGTAACCATACCTATCAGTTACATCAGTCGTGAAGGCAACTTGGAGACCTTGACGTTTACCTGTGGTATTACACAGCCAGTGAGTAATAGTCAGGCACGTGAAAGTATTGATGCCATCAAACAACGTGCTCCTGCACAATACTATACTCAAAACCGCATGGTCAACGGCGAAGACTACAACCTGTTTCCTTACACTCAGTACAGCAGTATCTTGAAAAGCAAGGCCTTGAACCGTGCAAGCATTGGTACCAGTCGATATCTTGACCTTGTGGACAACACAGGCAAGTACAGTTCTACCAACACATTTGGCAGTGACGGTGCGCTGTGGAGACAAACAGTGTTGCCCACAATCTTGTTTAGTTGGGTCAACCGTAATGAAATTGCTGATGCGATTACCAATCAAGTTCAACCACAAGTTGGCGAAAGCACAATGCAGCAGTTTTACTATGCAAACTTTCCACGGCAATTAGTCAACACAGGATCAACTCTGGGCAGCACCTGGCAGCAGAGCACGACCCTGGCCAATGAAACCACTGGATACTTTAAAAATGCTGCAGGACAACCAATACCCGTGGGCTCAACTACCAGCACAGTTTTTAAATATGTTGTGACCGGAGCACTGGTCAAATTTGTTGCTCCTCCAGGACAATATTTTGATGCCAACAATCGATTGCAAACTGGTGTGCCAGGTCGCGTAAATGAACGAACCACAATTTGGGCAAGCCCTCAACAGGTCATTGGTGATGGCTACAACGGAGGCATAGGCAATCTTTCATCAGGTGCTGGACCAGTAACCATCAACAACTTTGTGCCCACAGGTGCAATTGTAGACACTGTTATACCGTTATTCGTGACAGATCTGCCACTGAGTCTTGAACAGGCCATGGCTGAACAAATTTTATTGTATCGTAACTTTGGTATTGGCTACGACAACAACGGTGATATCACAGGTACACCTTACACATGGTACCTGATTACCAGTACCAACTTAGATCAAGATGCTGAGTTCAGTTTGACTAACGCAGGATCCACTGCTGGCACCAATTCAGACGCCAGTTGGATGGTTCAGTTTGTGACACAAAATCAAAACTACACAATCAGTTTCCGAGGACTCGCTTACAATTTTGGTAGTGTGTTGCAAACACGATTCTTCTTTTTTGATGACCAACAGATCTATGACAGCCGAACCGGCACAGTGATCAAAGACTTTGTGAACGTGCTGGCAGTGAATACACAACCAGATGATACAGAAAGCTTGCCTGGTGATATCCCAATGACCATTACTGGCCAGCCTGTAGAAAGCGATGGCTATGTAGATGACTTCCAGGTCCTGGTAGGATTCCGCGATTCAGACAATGATGGTGTGCCTGATGATCCTGATTTCTTTGATGAAATTGTTGCTCCCGAGATCAACCCTACACAAAAATTGGTATTCTTCCAACTAACAGTAGACTTTGACAATCTACAGAGATATCTCTTGGTCGAGTCTGGTCGAGTCAACAGCGACTATGCAAGCTTAGACGACCTTGAACTGGTCAAAGATGAATGGAGCCCCGGTCAAGTTTTTTATGCGTATGACCAGGCAGCATTCTACGAACTCAGCATCAGTGCCACAGGTGTAAGAACACTAGTAGCCGTAACAGGCTGGATTGCTAGAACAGGTCGGCAAGATCTGTACTATCAGTATCGTCACAACAGTCCTCTCAGCAGTAGAATTGACCCTGGAACAACCAACATCATTGACTTGTATGTGGTAACACAGGCTTATTATACTGCATATCAAAACTGGTTGCGTGACACAACAGGTACTGTACTTCAGCCTGCTGTGCCATCAATTGATGAACTTAGCACAGCGTATCAGGGTCTGCAAGACTACAAAATGTTGAGTGACAACATTATTTTGAATTCAGTGATATTCAAACCATTGTTTGGAGCCAAAGCGGCACCCGAACTACGAGCCACCATCAAAGTAATTCGTGCCAGCAACTCCACTGCTAGTTTTAGTGAAATCAAGAGTTCAGTAGTGGCAGTCATGAACGATTACTTTTCAATTGACAAATGGAACTTTGGTGACACTTTCTACTTCTCAGAACTTGCAGCATATTTGCACCGAGAACTAGGCAGCATAATTAGTAGTGTGGTGCTTGTTCCTTTAAATCCTCAAAAAAGTTTTGGCGACTTATACGAAATTCGTAGCACCCCAAGCGAAATTTTTGCCAATGGTGCCACCATTGACAATATTGATGTAATCACTGCTCTTACTCAAAGCAATATTCGAAGTCAGACATCGGTCAGCGGACTTAATCCAACAGTTGGAGCAGGATATACCAACGGTAGTGGAACGTCGAGCAGCAGTGGATCGTCAGGTGGCGGCGGATCGTCAGGTGGCGGCGGATCGTCAGGTGGCGGCGGGTACAGCGGTGGCGGCGGAGGATCATATTAATGGCAACAGTACGTAGTGTTGACTTTTTACCTGAGATTTTTCAAACTGATGCCAACAAGCAGTTTCTTGCAGCCACCCTAGACCAGCTGATACAAGAACCACAATTTAAAAAGACTCAAGGCTTTATTGGACGCAGCGTGGGTCCTGGGGTCAACCCCAATGACCGATATGTGGTTGAGCCCAACAAGACTCGAGCAGACTATCAGCTAGAGCCTGGTGTGATCAGCCTCAAACCGGACACCGACCAAGTGCGTGATGCAATCACATATCCAGGCATGAACGACGCTGTGGGATATCAAGGTGGTGATGCAGGCCGCCCAGATCAACTGTATTCTAGTGAGTATTATAGTTGGGATCCTTTTGTGGATTTTGATCCGTTTGTGAACTTCAGTCAGTACTTCTGGTTGCCCGCTGGCCCAGCAGTGGTTGATGTTGCTGCTGCAGGCATACCCACACAGGCCAATTTCCCAGTCACACGAGCCAATGGTGTTTATACCTTTGGTGGAATCTCTGGTGAAAATCCTGTGATTGAACTGGTTCGCGGCGGCAGTTACAGTTTCCAAGTTGCACAAAACAACAAAGAAACTGTGAATTACCGAGTGCGTAATTTGCAAAATTCGGCCTACTCCATTGACGCACAAACCAATCCTACATTGACTTTGGCTCGAGGCAACACCTATGTGTTTAACCTGAATCTAACCGGTGCATTCCCATTCTGGATCAAAACAGTTCCTGTCACTGGTCGAGGTGATGCTTACAACTCTGGAGTAACACGCAATGGATCCAACTCAGGCCTGGTAACTTTTGTTGTGCCTCAAGATGCACCCAACACCTTGTACTACGCAGCAGAAAATGAAATCAACATGCAAGGTCAACTCAACATTGTTGACAGTGTGCCAGGAACAGGCCCAGGATTTTGGATTCAGGCTGCGCCAGGAATCAGTGGAGTGCTACCAGCCACTCCCAACATTAGTTCAAGAGATGTACTTGGTGTTAGCGACAACGGTCAAGACCTTGGCATTGTGGTTTTTAATGTGCCTTACAAGACTGCACAAAATTTCTACTACAATTTACCTAGTATTAACAACGTTGACTTGATCACTGATTTAAAGTTTGATCAAATAAACAATATTTCTGTTGATGAATTCATAGCTCAATACGGTGGTATTGATGGTATTACTAATCTCAATGGTCGTACTCTAATATTCACTAATCCTGTCACTGATGCAGAAACAGGTGGCTGGCAGAGAACCACCTTGTTTGATCCATTAGAATCAGGGTCCGCCAACAACGGACTTCCAGGCAGTTATGATTCTATCGAGTATGATCAGACAACTGTGATTCCACCCGAAGATCGATATCAGCTATGGCAAATCAATTATATTAATAATGCAGGCACCAACTATATTTCTTGTAGCCGTATTCAGACCATTGATCCTTTGACCAAATTCACAATCCGTTACGGTACTGAATACAGCAGCACTCGGTGGTACAAGGATTCTACTGGATTGTTCGAGCGCATTCCATTGTTGACCGCTGTACAAGATACACTATACTATCAGGACGGAACAGATCCAGAAATTTTTGGACAAATTAAACTTATTGATCAAACAGCTGATCAAACTCTGTTGATTGATCAGATCATTGGAGCAAGTTCTTACACCAGTCCCAATGGTGTGGCTTTTACCAATGGTCTTAAAGTTCGATTTACTGGTGCAGTAGAACCAGCAGAGTTTGGCTCAGGACCCGGATTGCTAACATACAGTTCCACAGAATCAGGAACCAATTACATTACATCTTTAGAAGTAAATGAATTGTATGTTGGTCAACAAATTGTATTCTCTACACCTACCCTAGGTGGCCTTGTGGCAGGACAGACATACTATGTGAGATCTTTTGCAGCCAATGGCCAAAAGTTCACAGTGTCCGACACCCTAGGAGGATCCGCAGTTGCTCTAGCATCAGGTCAAGGGGTAGGGGTCAATCAGGCCATCACTGTCAGCAACAGAGAATACTATGTTGCTGGTGTAGGTAGCGGGCCGGGCATAAGACAGCGTGTGGGGTTCATAAACGGTCAGGCATACTTTGGTGCATTCCACGTGCACCAAGGACAAAAAATGACTGGGGCACAACATGTGTCAACTTTTCATTACTTTATCTATGACACAGTTGAGCAAAGTTTGGTCAACGCCGAGTCTGGAGGCCCTGCAGGAGCACCACTATCTACTCAAGGAATCAGTGGTCAACCATCAGGCAACGGCATATTTTTTATACCTGTAACTGATTTTGTGGTACCCGAATCTTATGCTGCTGACGCAGATACTACCACAGTGAACGTTGAGCCAAGTCAGCCAGACTATATCACAATCAGTCGTGCCAGTCAGGATCTAAACGCCTGGTCGCGCAGTAATCGCTGGTTTCATATTGAAGTAATAAATGCCACTGCTGAATACAACAATACTCCAGCAGTGTTGGACAATCAATTTAGAGCCAAGCGTCCTGTTGTTCAGTTCCGGCCAGGCATCAGATTATACAACATGGGTACCCAAGGCAAGGCACCTGTGGATATCATAGATTTTGCAGCTACAGATGCGTTCAGTGACATCAATGGCAGCACCGGATATACCATCAATGGCTATGCACTTGTGGAAGGTTCTCGAGTGATCTTTGCAGCAGACACTGATGCCGATGTACGCAACAAGATTTATCAAGTGAGTTTTATCATTCCTGATTCAGTGGCGCCATTGATTGCACAACCAGTGATTAATTTGACTCTGGCCACGGACGGCGATGTACTAATTGATCAATCTACTGTGGTATTAAATGGCACTACCACTGCTGGCAAGACCTATTGGTTTGACGGCACAACATGGAGCCTAGCACAGCAAAAAACTGGAATTCAGCAGGCACCCTTGTACAATGTGTACGACGCAGCAGGAGTAAGTTTTGGCAACAACACCAAGTACCCCAGCACAACATTTGCTGGTAGCAAATTGTTCAGTTATGCAGTGGGCGACACCAATATACTTGACCCTGTGTTGCAATTTCCATTGCAGTATTTGAACATCAACAACGTTGGCGACATTGTGTTTGAAAACAATTTGTACAAGGACACATTCTTGTATGTTGAAGACAACGCCAGTGTGACACTAGGTATTGATCAAGGAACCGTACAAGAATATCAAACTCGTACTGATTATCAAAAGTTGATTGGTTGGCAAACTGCTGCGGTAACCAGCCAGATCTATCAACAATTCAAATTTAACTACTTGGGTACAACACTCAAACTAGACGTTGCGGTTTTGCCTCAGACATCTATTGCTGTGCCAGTGATTAAAATTTATGCGGGTTCGGTGTTTCAAGATACCACCACTTATACATATACTACCACGGCAGACAGCACCACAATCACTCTCAATGAGACTTATGCTCCTGAAGATGTGATTGAAGTTTTGGTGTTGAGCGAGCAAACCAGTCAAATTGCGTTTTATCAGGTGCCTGTTAACCTTGAGTCAAACCCACTGAACGAAAACTCAAATTTGTTTACCCTGGGTACTGTTCGTTCGCACTATCAAAGCATTTGCGAAAACTTACCTGGACTCACAGGCAAGATAAACGGTGCCAACAACCTGCGTGACCTTGGCAACGTAGTGCCCTACGGCCTAAACATCTTGCAACAAAGTGCACCGCTGACCCTGGCAGGATACTTCCTGCGCAGCCGAGAATACAACATTTTTAGTTCGCTACAGTACAACGGTCGCGAGTACCTTAAATTCAAAGCACAGATGCTGGATGCTGTGTTGAGTCAAAATATTGGTTTCCGTAACACCGCTCAGGTGTTGGACACTGCTATTCAGGATGTGACTCTGGGCAAGTTAGACAGTCAGCCGTTTTACTGGAGCGACATGATTCCCACAGGGGTCACTGTGGCCAGCAACACCTACACTGTGGGCTTTGTTACTGGTACTACATTTGATACTGTGCAGGTGTACAACTACACATCAGCCAACTATCTTGGCCTGTTGGTATATCGCAACGAACAGTTGTTGACTCGTGATGTAAATTATGTGGTGGCCACAGACGGTCCTCGAATCACTATTATCACGCCATTGGTCACAGGTGACACCATTGTGATCAACGAATATGCCAACACCTATGGCAGTTTTGTGCCCAACACTCCTACCAAACTAGGACTGTATCCTGCATACCAACCAGGCATTGTGCTGCAAAAAACCAGCACAGGCACAATTGAAGCCATTCAAGGTCACGACGGCAGCACTACTCCTGTGTTTGGAGACATTCGAGACCAGGTGTTGTTGGAATTTGAAACCAGAATTTACAACAACTTAAAACTAGATGGCAACCCTGTGCCGCTGGACATGACTGATGTGATACCAGGCCAGTTCCGTACCACTGGTTATAGTTTTGAAGAAATCAACAGCATTCTCAGCCAAGACTTCTTGAGCTATTGTGGCTGGAACAAACTGGATTACAAACAACAACAATATCAGGTCAATAACGAATTCACCTGGAACTACAGCAGTGCACAAAACAAACTGAACAATCAAAACATGTTGGGAGCCTGGCGGGGAATTTATCGCTATACCTACGATACTCAACAGCCTGAATACACTCCATGGGAAATGGTGGGTTTGAGTATTCGTCCCACCTGGTGGAACGAGCGTTATGGCCCTGCACCTTACACACGAGACAACTTGGTGTTGTGGGACGACATGGCTGCTGGTTATGTGGCAGACCCTATTGCTCCATACTTTGCTGAAGCATATGCACGACCAGGCCTGTTAGAAATATTACCTACTGGATCTGAAGGCGAACTGTTGAGCCCAGCGCAAAGTATCATGGGCACATTTAACGAAACACAGTTTCAGAAATCCTGGATTGTAGGCGACGGTGGTCCTGTAGAAGCGTCCTGGTGGAACAGTTCTGCTTATCCTTTTGCAGCCATGCGAGTGCTGGCTCTTACACGACCAGCAAAATTCTTTGCACTGTTTGCTGACCGAGATCTGTATCGTTACAATGAAGACTATCAGCAGTATCTTTACAACAACCGATTCAGACTGGATGCCAATGGTATTGAAGTATATGGCAATGGTGTCAGCAAGGCCAGTTATATCAACTGGATTGTGGATTACAATCGTATTACAGGCATGGACTCCACAGACAATCTCACAGCAGATCTCAAGAGCCTAGACGTTCGACTGTGCTATCGCATGGCCAGTTTCAGTGACAAACAATATATCAAACTATACACAGAAAAGTCAAGTCCCAACAGTACCAATACTGCGCTGTTGATTCCTGACGAAAGTTATGACATTTTGTTGTACAAGAATCAACCGTTTGATCGTGTGAGTTACAGCAGTGTGACCATACAACGAACCCAGGCCGGCGGCTTTGTTGTCAACGGATACAGCACTGTTCAGCCTTACTTTAACATACTTGAAAGTCGAGCAACTGGTCGTTTGCAAACATATACCAATGGTGGCATAACCATTCGTGTGCCCACATTCTACACTGACACAGTGGTTCAAGTTCCATACGGATTTGAATTCTCTAGTGTGACCAGCGTAGCAGACTTTTTGTTGAGTTATGGACAATTTTTAGAACGTCAAGGTCTAAGTTTTACAGAAATTGCCAATGGTTATGTGCTTGATTGGCCAAGAATGGTCAATGAATTCATGTACTGGAGTCAACAAGGCTGGGACACTGATGCTATTATCAACATAAATCCATTGGCAGCTGGTCTCACAGTTACCAAGCCACAGGCTATTGTGGATTCAATTCGTGCACAAACGGCTGAAAACAGTGTGTTGGATCAAAACAGCCAGGAGTTTCCTACTCGTAATCTAAACATTGTGAGACTGGACAACACATTTGTAATTCAGGCTCTGAACTCTAACGCCATAAGTTTTGTTGATCTAAGTTATACCACCTACGAACACATGGTTGTGTTGAGCAATCAAAGTGTGTTTGGAGATTTAATTTATAATCCTGTTACCGGCGCAAGACAAAGCAGACTTAATTTAGTTGCGGTAACTAGTACAGGTTGGAACGGCAGTGTTGATGCTCCTGGATTTATTTTAAATCAAAACAATGTTGAAGAATGGACCGGAACTCGCATCTACAGCAAAGGCGAAATTGTCAAGTATAAAAACGTATTCTGGAGTGCACTAACCATTGTTCAACCCAGTGCAAACTTTAATTTTGGCGATTGGACACAAAGCGATTATACACAAATTGAACTGGGACTCCTGCCCAACCTGGCCAACAAAGCCGACCAGTTGGTCAACAGTTACAACATCAACAGTGCCAACATTGATAGTGACAACGATTTGTTGAGTTACGGCCTGATTGGATTCCGTCCTCGTGAATACATGGCAGCACTGAATCTTGACGATGTGAGTCAAGTCAACGTGTACCGCCAGTTCTTGGGATCAAAAGGCACTGCTCTCAGCGCTGAACTGTTTAAAGGTGCTAACTTTGGAAAAGAAGCAGCTGACTATGACATATACGAAAACTGGGCCGTACAACGTGCAGTGTATGGAGCCAATGCCAATCGCAGTTTTTTTGAACTGCGATTAAATCGTGCATTATTAAATTCAAACCCAAGCCTGGTGCAAGTAGTTGTGCCTCAACAGACCAGTGATGCTGATCAAACAATCTTGTTGAGTGATGTGTGGCGTCAAAGTTATCGGCTGACTTCGCCTGACATTTTGCCAACCACAACTACATTACCAACTGACATTGCATTGCCCACAGCAGGCTATGTGAATATCAACGATGCTGACATCACTGTGTTTGACATCAACGATGTTACAAGCCTCAATGAGAACATTGACAACATCGAAGTTGGAACTACTATTTGGGTGGCCAAGATCAACAACCACGACTGGAACATCTATCGTGCTCAGGCAGTACCGGGCACTGTGGATCATGTGTGCGACAATTTGAATGACACCAGTCGAGTAATTTTTAGTAAAGAACACAATCTTTCCATTGGCGACAAACTGATTATTAAATTTTTTGATGATGAAGTCAATGGTGTTTACGATGTAGTAGGCATACCAAATATCAACACAGTGAACATTGTGTTCCAGTTTGTTGGAGATCGTACAGTGGCCAATGGACAAGGTCTGGGATTCACACTTCAGACCATGCGTGTGGCACAGGCCAGTGACATTGCCGACTTGCCTTATGCTAATGAAATTCGCTCAGGTGCCCGTGTATGGGTAGACAACAACGGTGCAGGTGCTTGGTCAGTGTTGGAAAAGCAGCAGGCCTTTGAAAATATTACTACCATAGTTCCTGACCAAGATGTAGTGCAAGCTGGAGAACAATTTGGCACCAGCATTGCACAAGCAAAAAATAGATTGGCAGTGTTGATTGGAAGTCCGCATTACGCAGTGTCTGACGACAGTTCGCTGAATCAACGCGGCGGCGTGTATGTGTTTTTGAGAGATGTTTCCGCAGCATATAATCCTGTGAGTCCATTGGGACCTAATGAAGATGCAGTGCTGACTTTGGAAATTGACGGTGTTAGAGGTTACGGCAATGCTGTGGATTTTGGCAATCAGACCTGGGCCGTAGCTGGAGCAAGTGCAAGCCTTGGACCACAAGGTCAAGCCAACAACGGTTATGCTGCTGTAATCTATCGTGATCCTGCGCTGGGGCAACCTGGTATAATTCCGTTTGCGCAATGGCAACTGTTGACTCAGCCAGGTACTACTAGTACCACCACACCGGGTGCAGGAGAATTTGGCTACAGTGTGGTCATGAGTCCAGACGAGCGCTGGATGTATATTGGAGCCCCGGGTCTGAATCAAGTACATGCATATGGCGTGGTTGATTGGCAAAATCAGTTTTTCCGTGTTCGCGGTAATGGTGTTACTACAACTTACAACATCAGTGACGCTATTCAGATTGATCAGGACACTCAACTCAAAGTCACTGTAGATGGAGAAATATTGATCCTGGGCACTGATTACACAGTCAATGCGGCATTGACAGAAGTTGAACTATCTACTGCTGCTGCAATAGACAAACTGGTAGATATCCAACGTATCTACGTGCAACAAATAGATGCACAAACTTATTTTGATGTGCCACAATCAGCCACATCAGGTGGTGGCTCTGGCGTAGAGTTTACAATTAGGCGTGTGCGTAATCAAGTTGGCCAACCTGGCGGCGACCTGTCTGGCAGCACTGGCCTAACTAGTTTTGGTTTGGGATACACAGTTAGCGATACAATAACTATTGCAGCCACCAGCTTTGGTGGAGGCGTCAACGGAGTCAATGACATGGTGTTGACTGTGACAGCCATCGGCTCTGGAGGGTCTGTAAATGCATTTACAATTGCATACACTCCACCAGCATTGCAGACAGTGTTTGATCTTAGCACAAACTTTTTTACTGCAACCAACATTGATTCATTCAGCGTCATAGTCAATGGTGTGTTGAATAGACCCAACATTGACTACACATTCAACGCTGGCACACAACAGTTGACTTTTGTTACAGTACCAGCAGCTGGCATAGGAATTGTGATCAATGCTCAAGGTTATTTTAAATATGTCAACACTCTTACTGTGGGTGGACTTGCGGCAGACGCAAGATTTGGACATTCAGTAAGTTGCAGCACTGATGGTCGTCAGGTCATGGTAGGCACACCTGATCAAACAGTCAGTGGTCAGGCCCAAGCAGGTGCAGTATATGTGTTTGACCGAAATGTTCAACGATTCATTCGAAACAATGATTCCAGCAATGCTTACACAGTGCTTGGCACAGTCACAGCACCTGTGACTGTTTATCTAAACAACACCCAGTTGATCAACCAAGACAATGGCATTGTTGGGGCACCTGGTACATTTGCAGTATCAGGCAACACAGTTACCATTGCAGATGAATTGAACGTTGGTGACAATATAGAAATTGAAACCAACCAATTTGGGCTGATTCAAACTGTGACACAAAACACTGTGGCAGAGTTTTGTAATTTTGGTTTTGCAGTTGATTTATGCAGCAACAACTGTAGTTTGTATGTGGGTGAACCTCAAAGCAGTGTACAAGTGTACAAAGGTGGCATTGTTGAACGCAGTGTAAACCAAAGTCGACTATACGGTTCTATTGCTGCCACA